AAATTCCTGTTTACCTTGTTCGATTAATTGATCATATTAAAACAAGAAATAATTGGGACAAGATTTTAATCTTGAGCTTCATACGTTCCTATCGTTTATTATCCTGTCCTACTAAGTTATCTTTTAATACAATTACTGATGATATCAATGATATTCACAGTGAAAATGTTTCTAAGATAATTAGTAAGATAAAATGTTGTTTTCCTTATCTTATTAAAGATAGGCTGAACTTTAAGAATATTTCTAAAAACAGACAATTATTCTCTTTACCAGAGATGTCTCATGAGTCATATTTTTCACCGGGAATTATCTCGATTACTAATTGAATCTCAAGAGGATCTATAGGTAAGGGACCTATGCGTTTGTTATTAGAAATAGCCTTACTAAATCAAAACAAAAGTGTTATTGAAAACATAGATATTTTTGTTAAAGAATATCAAACTATCTTTCCAAATTCAAAGGGAAGAGGTCATGGTATTAGTTTACCTAGACAACTTCTAAATTGAATTGGAACTGATAAATTGGAGTCTTTAATAAGAAATTCCTATGTTATCAAGAAATACCTTTCCAAAACTACACCGACTTTACGTCGTTTAACTGTTTTCACAGATGGTTTTGGTAAACTTCGTTATATTGCCATTCTTGATTTTATTTCTCAAGGTGTACTGGCGCCTCTTCATCATATCATGATATATATCTTGAAAAGATTTGGAGACACAGATTTCACTTTTGATCAAAATGCATCAATTGAGCGAGTAACGAAAGCTTACAATGAAGGTAAATACTTCTATTGTTTTGATTTAAGAGCGGCTACTGATCGACTTCCTATTAAGTTAGAGAGAGGTATTCTAAAATTACTTGGAATATCTGATAATATAATCAAAGCTTGAGAGTTCTTGATGGTAGGTTTACCATTCACTGCTCCTGATGGGACTAAATTGTCCTATAAGGTAGGTCAGGGAATAGGAGCCTATTCATCTTGATCTTCAATAGCTTTGACTCATCACATGATTATTCGATTAAGTGCATTAGAAGTAGGATGTAAATCTTTCCGAGATTACATGGTTCTAGGAGATGACGTTGTCATCTTTCATGAACATGTAGCTAATCAGTATGTTAAAAACATAACTGATATCGGAATAAGGATTTCCTGACAAAAGTCTATTGTACCGAAAGGAACAACAAACTCTGTAGAATTTGCCTCAAAGTTAATTAAGAATGGTGTAAACCTTTCTCCTTTACCTTTAGGGCAACTAATTCAGGGTACCTTATCATCACTACTTGGTTTGTACAGAGAAATCTTCAAACACCTCCAAGCGCTGGGTTATAACGATCTTATCTTAGATCTTATGACTAAGTCTATGGCATCCGGAGATATTCCTTCTCCAGATAGGGCTAGTATTTTAAGCGTTGGGCCTTTACAACGAAATCGTGTGAATATTATCACGACTGAAGACTTTATCTCTGTATTAGGGTTATACATAAATTACCTATCCTTTAAAGGATATAGTGATTGATGTTCTAAAAATAAGGTTGGTCTTGGACAACAAATTGAAAAATTTGTTTCATCCAATTCTGATTCATTTTTAAGAACCCTAATGACTTCTATACCAATTCAATTTTGAATTGATTTTGAAGTACAAGAGAAGAAAGTAGTCTCCCGACTTTATAAGAGATCGATTAGTAACATTAATAAGTATGCTTGAGACTTTTCAGAAATATCTGACTTGTGAATCAAACATTTAAATATTAAGGATACCGATCTTACTAAATTTCTAAAAGAATGGGATACTATCTGAATTCTTTTTGCTTCACCTTTTATAGCGGCTGATGATAAAATCAATATTGATTTTAACAAATACCTTGCTATATGAGCTAAGTATAAGAATACATTAATAGTTCCGTTCTCTAGAGTTAGTAATAAAGTTCTATTAAACATACCAATTGATAATCTTTCTCAAGATTTAAAATTCTTATGTGAAATAGTTCTTCTATCTCGAGGTCCACTGTCCTTAATTACTAAAGATAAGGGTATATTATCTACGACAATCTCAAAAGAGGTTCTGTCGAAGTTTTCTATACAATCTTTCTGAAGTAACTCTTTTATCAAGATTCTCAAGTCCATAGGATTTAAAGAATTAATAAATGTTAAAAAGACTACTCCCTTTTTTAGAGGGACTAATGCTAGTAACAAATGATTCAAAAATCGTATGAAAACTATTAAGAAAGTATCAAAAAGGAAGAGATCGTAAGATCTTAGCAACTGGATACCTAAATCAAATTTAATAAACTTTATATTTATTAAGTTGTGATTAGATAGGGTCAGTAGTAAGTCTTGCTACTCAATAAGACAAGGGTTGAATTTTACACATTCG